CTCACGCTTCAGCCGAGGTCGGCGCGAGGCGACTACCGCAGGGCTACAGCCCATCCCAGTCCTTTCGAGACTGGTAAGGTCACTTAAAACATGGTTCCAACCATGACGGACGCTTTTACGCCCGTAAGTAACCTTAGGAATGTATGTACCGAACCACTGGAGGTTTGAATTCCAGTGGCAGTGCTCCCAAACCTGGGAGTCCCGGTCCACCCATTCAGCGATACCTCCATGTTCAAGGTTATTCGTTAACGGGACTTTTATCCCGTAAACGTCCTTGGCCACGGAATGGCATATGCTGTAGGCTGTCTCCGCTGCTAACTTGTAGCCTTCCGTGCGCAATTTCTGTGCAAGGTCGGCCAACGACGCTAGCTGCGGCAGGGAACGTACATCGAAGGTCGTTCGCCAGCGAATCGGAGTGACGTCTAGCCCGTTATAGGCATCAACGCCACAAGACTCGCGGAAGAGCGAACGCGAGAAAGACTTCTCGCGATTCACGACCAGACCGAACTCCTCGAAAGTGTCGCAACAAAGCGACACTAGGGAATTCGGAACTATAATGTCGTCCCCAAACACATAACAGTTGGATGATGGATTATCATCCTCTATCATGGCTGCATTGCAAAGCGCCCAATAAGCGAAGCTCTGAACAGGAAATGTCAGAGCGTTGCCCATGGGAGCAAATGCCGCGATGCTGTGAGTCCTTTTACCGCCTATCTCCATAGGCAACAGGACATCATCGGCACGCGAACACGCAAGATACTTGAATGACGGACCAAATAGGTGCGCCACCAAGTCAAGCGAGAGACTATCACTGGCAGCTTTTAGGTCAATGGTGGCCCAATCCCCCGTGCTGGATGCACGGAGGGCAAGGTTACCATTCACCGTCTGATCAGTGAAGTTGACGAACCCACGCACCCTTTTCATACGATTGAATCGGGTGGCGCAGGACTCGAGCAACATGCGTTGCCCCTGCTGAAGCCAAATGGCCTCCTCAGGGTGAACGCATATCAGCCTTGGACCCCTACTATCCTTCGGCACGGATATCATCCGCGCCGTGATGGCATCGGGGTACTCGACTACATCGTAGTTTGCCTCATTGAGGTAAACTCGCGATAAGCCGTAGTAGTCGTAATAAGGATACAGTTCATTAATGGATTGATACCACTTTCTGAACTGCCCTTTGTTACCTTTACGTGCGTTGGTTACCGCGCCCGGACCATGGAATGGTACAATATTAGACCACTCCAAATCCCGGACCAGCTCTTGCACAAGGCATCTAGCCAAGGCAAGAACTCGTCGGGCTTTAGTCCCAGGTCGTGGTAGAGACCAAGCAGCAACGCGAAGGTTATTACGAAACCAGGATTGATATTGTTCAATCTCAGCTTCTTTCGTGTATTCATGCTCGGCTTTGTAGCAGAACAGTAGAATCTGACGGAGAAGTCGCAAGAAATAGCCACTGGGTTCTCCCAGCGCGAGATTTCTTAACGGCTTCAGGCCATCAGGCCACTCGTCACTTAGGGGCTCTTCAGTCTCTAAATGAGCGAGCAGGTTCTTCTCCAGCCTTGGTGCATCGTATAAGCACCAAGAATGCCAGTCAGTCGCAGGTGCCCAATAGGGCAGATGAGACAGACGTGACACATCGGCTAGCAGGCTTTGGTATGTTGTATATATATGCTTCATATCATTTGGTCCTATGATTATGCCAGGTTCTGTTTTACAGAACTGCTTACTAGAGTTCCGCTATTGCTAGCGCTCGTCGTTCAGCAATTGCGCGAGATAGTTGGTGCCCGACGTAACGTTGGCAACAACAGCGCGGAATGTCGCGAGAACGTCATCCACTTGGGTTGACGTTGCGTTGACAGGGATAACGGCCGTCGCATAGAAAGAAGTAACGTACTTCTCTCCGGTGATGGAGTCGATATCCTCACGGTCAATGCGCAGCAAGTGTCGCTTAGTGGCGACCTTGTTGACATTGTCCATAGCATCCTGATGTTTTACAATCAGGAGGTCCGCTGTGTTGACACCACGTGCGGTCGAACGCCGCTCGCTGCCAGAACGATCATCGAACGTTTTGGCAAACGTGATACTATTCTCGGTTATATCTGCATTCATAGTATGTCCTAAACTTATTGGACTTACATTGCGTGTGGTTCGCCGTCATATTCTTTGACGGAGCAAGGCTAACGATGTTAGCCATTGCTTCTTTCCGAACCCGGACCCGGCTGCCAATAATGGCCGGGGACCGTAATCGGTAACAGGTTGTCTGTTGTAGTATGTAACATGCTGCTCCAGCAATTTTGGGTCATGTTCGTAAATCCACCCACTAGCTGGGTCCGATCTCTGATAGAGATGGACATCAGTTTGTGTGGTGAAACGAACTGACTTAGTCACCGCTTGAATGATAATAGGATCCTCCTTAAGGAGGTTATCCGCAGATTCTAGGATACCGCCTACATTCACGAACCAGTCGACCACGAACGAGTAAGGTACTCGTTCCCAGGCGAAGCTGGCGGGTCCTTCGGACCCAAATCGTGTGAGGTAGAAATCCAGAGCCTTGAAGAAATCCGAATGGTAACTCGGAATCCGTTCTCTGAACAACATGGTATACCGTACATCAACGGGCCCCGCTTGACCAGTTTTATTATGAAACCAGTCAGCTGCAGGGTTATCCGGATCAGTATCGGGATGCGGGGTGAATGTGGCTTTTCCGCGATAGCGGACGCCCACTCGCCTCGATTCGCCAGACTTATACTTCTCGTAGTCGCTCTTCATGTGCTTTAAGTAGCGCATGAGTGTATTAGCGTCTGCGATTAGTGGAGCAATACCGAAGATGGTCGCCAGATACTTATCTGACGCCCCCCTCGTTAATGACCGACAGGCCTTACGCATACGCGACCATTTAGGTCGCTTAAGCTCAGACCAGTTGGTAAATGAACGATATGTCCGGCTGAGCTCTGGTGCTTCCACCAGATCCAGCAGCCCCTGAATTACAGGAGCACGGGCACGATCCTTCAGTTCTCCCACGGCCTCGGCGTCTGAAACATTCGGGAGTTCAATCACCCACCCGGGCGGGTAGGGCTGAACTTGATTCTCGAAGTCCCAGTAGCCTTGGTAACTATTATAACAAGCCGTCTTCCGCAAAAGCGGTTGCGTCTCATCGTAATAGTCATCATAAGAGCTAGCACCGGTGTATAACCACGGTCCCGACGAACTCGCCTTAGTTGTGCGAGTTATGTGCGTGACCGGGTTCGACCGATGGAAGCGCCCGACTACGTCAGACATCACTGATGTCTTACGTTCGTCCCACAAATACCAAGTATTTGAGGACGTATTCTGGCGCGACTCCTGACTCCCGTTGTGATAATGACGGGTGAAGTCGAACTCGCCAGCGCCGAAGACCAGCGTATAGCTGTTCTTCAAGTCCGTGTTTTGTCTTGTTCTCATACTAAACTG